AGAATTAAACACTGCAAATACATTAGCAAGTTATAACATTGTAGAAGATTCATCATTGCGTACTGCCAACAAAATATCAAGGTTACCTACATTAGAAGATAGACAAGTTGGCAAACTTGAATTGTCTGAGTTAGAAAGATTAGAATTAGGCAACAGTAGACCTTACTATGATATCAGTGAATTACCAACATATTATAGCGGAAACGTTGTAGTAGACAATCCTAACCCAGGTGGATTGATTGAAGGTCGCCCTTGGGTTGACACACCACCTGGACCATAATTTATGGCAGACGATACCTCACAACTTTATACCCCCGAACACCATTCCGGTAGATTAGATGCACGTTTAAATACAACCAACTATATTCATCCGCAAGAAACTAACTTATTAAACCTACACAAAGCAATGGAGTATAATGATCAGGGTCAACCTGTCATTAGAACTACTAGTGGTGCAAGTCCTGCTACAAACGATGCATTTGGAAGATTACGTGTAAGTAATCCCTATACATTATTTGACAGCTTTCATCGTTATACCGATAATGGAAAAATTAATACCTATACAAATGGTACTGCAAGTGCTACGTTTGATGACAACGCCGGATTAATTAACTGTTCCGTTGGTACAGCCAGCGGTGATGCAGTCTATAGAGAAAGTAACAGAGTATTTGCATATCAGCCAGGTAAAAGTTTACAAATATTAACCACTTTTGTAATGGCACCTGGTAAAACTAATCTACGCCAACGAGTTGGATATTTTGATACAAACAACGGAGTCTTTTTAGAACAAGATGGTACCAAACTATATTTCAGAATACGATCATATGTTACTGGAGCAATTACTTATCAAACAGTGGAACAAAAGGATTGGAATGTAGATCCATTAAATGGTACGGGAACATCAACGTTAGTTTTAGATATAACAAAAGCACAGATTTTGTTTTTTGATGTAGAATGGTTAGGTGTAGGAAGTGTTAGATGCGGATTCGTAATTGATGGACAGTTTGTGTTAGCGCATGTATTTAACCATGCTAACATAATTGCAAGTACCTATATGACAACTGCTTGTTTACCAATAAGGTTAGAAATAGAAAATACAGGAGTGACTGCAAGTTCAAGTGTATTGAAACAAATATGTAGCACAGTAATTTCTGAAGGAGGTTATGTACTAACCGGCAGCCCTCTTGGTATAGGTCATGCACTTAATGCACCTTATAATCTGACTAGTCCTAATACTTTGTATCCTATTTTTTCTATGAGATTGAAATCTAATAGGTTGGGAGCAATAGTGTTGCCTACGGGATATAGTTTAGGTTTAAGTGGCAATAATAACTTTACTGTAGAAGTAAGGTTAGGTGCAACAACTTCAGGTGGCACCTGGATAAGTGCAGGAACAAATAGTTCAGTTGAATACAATCTTACCGCTACAGGAATTACAAATGGAAGAATTGTAGATTGGAAACAAGTTATAGGTAGTAATCAATTTGCTGGATCTGCCCCTGAACAAGCTCTATTTGCTTATCAATTAGAAAGAAATACTTTTACCGGTGTCGCTACCGAATACACTATTTGTTTAGTTACTTCTGGAAACAATGTCAATACTTATGCTTCGGTAAATTGGGAAGAGGTAACTTAACAGTCACTAAATATTGGCATGAGCTTATCAACACTTATCAAAACGCCATACGCAAAGACAGTATTTGCTAATGACCAACAACTAGATGATTTTATAAAATGTAGTGACCCAGTTAAAGGGTATCTATATTTTATGGACAACTTCTTTTACATACAGCACCCAACTAGGGGAAGTATGTTGTATCATCCTTGGGATTATCAAGAAAGACTAATTGAAACATATCACAAATATCGTTTTTCAATCAGCTTAATGCCACGACAAACAGGTAAGTCAACTAGCGCAGCAGGTTATCTACTATGGTATGCTATGTTTGTTCCTGATAGCACAATTCTTATTGCTGCACATAAGTACGCAGGTGCACAAGAAATTATGCAGCGTATACGTTATGCATATGAGAACTGCCCAAATCATATTAAAGCAGGTGTTGTAACATATAATAAAGGCTCATTAGATTTTGATAATGGCAGTCGTATCATAAGTGCCACAACAACTGAAAACACAGGTCGTGGTCTATCTATCTCATTATTATATCTTGACGAGTTTGCATTCGTTAGACCTACGATTGCACAAGAGTTTTGGACTTCTATCACACCAACATTGTCAACTGGTGGTAAAGCAATTATTACAAGCACACCAAACAGTGATGAAGATCAATTTGCATTAATTTGGAAACAGGCTAATAAGACAGAAGATGAGTTCGGAAATGAAACTGAAGTTGGTATAAATGGATTCCGTGCTTATCGTGCCTATTGGAATGAACACCCTGAACGTGACGAAACATGGGCACGTGAAATGAGGGCACAATTAGGCGACGAGCGTTTCCGTCGTGAGATGGATTGTGAATTCATTATTGCGGATGAAACATTAATTAATCCTGTTGCACTGTTTGAATTAGAAGGGACAGAACCAATATACAAATTAGGACAGGTACGTTGGTACAAAAAACCAACTAAGGGTAATATATATGTTATTGGATTAGACCCTAGTTTAGGTACAGGAAGCGATCCTGCAGCAATACAAATCTTTGAAGCCAACACTACTACTCAAGTAGGTGAGTGGAAACATAACCAAACTGCGATTCCTGAACAGGTACGATTAATGAAACAAATCACTGATTATATCGTAGACTTAACCAAAGAACCAAATAATATCTATTATAGCATAGAGAACAATTCTATTGGAGAAGCAGCACTCATTTCATTGCAGGAATACGGGGAACATAATATATCAGGTACTTTTCTAACTGAAACAGGTGTTAAAAAACGTAAGGGGTATAACACGACTCAAAAATCTAAACTCGCTGCTTGCGCTAAATTTAAACATCTAATTGAATCTAAAAAGATGAAAATCCACAGTAAATCATTGGTTAGTGAACTTAAAAACTTTGTAGCTGTCTCAGGATCTTATAAAGCTAAACCCGGAGAAACAGATGATTTAGTCATGTCCTCATTATTGGTAACCAGAATGCTGCAAGATTTAGGAAATTACGTCAGCGAATTGGAAAGTCAAATACGTGATTATGATGAGTTTCTCCCTCCCTTACCCTTTTACGCAGTGCTGGGCTGATAAATACATATTATTATCGGATTTAGCATATGCCTATCAAAGACGAAACATTACAAGACCAGCTTTACAATTTCTTAAAAACTCAGGGGTTTAGACCAACACGATTAAATTCTGCTGGAAAGCCAGTACCACTCGGCTCATTGGCCGACGTTATTAAATTTAGTTTTAAAATGAATGACATAGATTATGGTCAGGTATATGCAGCAGTTGTTGATGCCAATGTTGTATTGTGGGTTGAGGATAGTGTATTAGATAGCCCGAACCATAGCGAAAATGACGATGAAATGTCATTTAATGAGGTATCCAAATATATTAAAGATTGGGCACATGACTATCAATTAGGGTTTGAGCGTGATGACATTGAGAATTTAGAGGATGAAATGGCTAAGAGAGAAGAAAATAAAAAACTAAAAGAAAGTTATCATCCTGTTGGAAGAAGAGCAAGTTTAAATGATAGCGTACCAAATGTAAAAATAAAGATTCAACATAGTAAAAATATGGAAGAGGGGATGCAACGTTTTAGAAACGTTGAAAAAATATATTTGGAAAATGTTGACGGTGAAAGATTTTTGCTTAATACTAAAAAGCCAGGTATCGCAAGAATATATGCACGACATATTGCAGAAGGCGGTAAAGTAAACGATGACCGTTGGAATCACATTAATAATTTAGTAGAAGAATATTCTAGTATGGCAGGATTTGTACGTGCTACTAGAAATGGACAGTTTAACGAAAGCACACAAGTTTTAGTAAGTGAGGGAGTTGAACATTATTTAAAAATACGTGAATCATTACAAAAACTTGCAGGTAAACGTGGATATAATGCTTATTTTGAAAATTGGACTCCAACATTGAATGAAGATATGGGAATAGGTCAACCTGACCTTGCTGAAATGTTCATGAGTTCAAGTATCGATCCACGTATTGAAAGAGCAATGCCTGTACTAATGCGTATACACAAAGTAAGTGGTAAACTTGATGAAGTAACTGAATTAGAAGAATGGACAGAAAGCATTATTAATGAAAAGTTAAAACCTCATACTAATATACAAATTAAAGATTTAGCAGCACAATTTGCTGAAGAAATACCTGTGGGCGACGATGGATTAAATGCTAAAAATGTTTTATCAAAATACAATTTAGAAAACGAAGATTTGTTTAATGAATTAGATGAATTGGCAGCAACTGATGTTGATGCAGATTCACGTGATGTTATATTAAGTTGGGCGCTTAGAACAGAGGATCATGATCTACATGATTTAGCAAAAGAAATTAAAGGAGTAATGAAGGGCGACATACAGGTAGCTTCACCGGCAGCAACAGTTCCACCTCCTGCTCCAGTTGCCCCTCCACCACAACCAGCCCCTCAGCAAACACCTCCTATGATGGAAGATCATACAAAAATTGATCCAAAATTAATAGAACGTGCAGTTGAAATGGCTATAGAAGGTTATCGTGATCCTGAAATAGCAAAAGCATTAGATTTAGATTTGAAAGATGTACAACAAATGCTTGATGCATATTTGGAAGAGATTGAAGCGGGAACAGATCAGTCAGTTGATGAGTCCTTGAATAAGCAACAATCTAAGGCTAAGCAACTTGGTGCTACCGAAAAAGCAAAAACTATTAGTCCAGTCATTGGTAAAAAACAAAAACAACATCCATTTAAAGGTAAACTAGTGGGTGCAAGTGAAAGCATAGATCCAATGATAGCACGAATGAAAAAACTATCCGGTTTGGATAAATAAAAAAATATATTTGCCCGTAACAGGGATAAATACTATTGACATGTTTGAAACAAGTGTTATAATCGTTTCAATGTGTCAGTTGTCTCCGTACAACACATAGGCATACTTAGGCTCAAATTTAGGCACATTTTTAAAGGAGAAATATAATGGCAAGTCTAGCAGAAATCCGCGCACGTATTGCTGCGCAAGAAAACAAATCAAGTAACAACTCAAATTCACAATCAGATAACGCAATCTACCCACACTGGAATATGGATGAAGGTACAAGTGCTACATTGCGCTTTTTACCAGATGGTAATTCTAGTAACACATTCTTTTGGGTAGAACGTCAAATTATCAAACTACCATTCAATGGCGTTAAAGGTGACAGTGCTGTTAAACAAGTGCAGGTACAAGTTCCATGCGTAGAAATGTATGGTGAAAACTGTCCAGTACTAGCAGAGGTTCGTCCTTGGTATAAAGATGAAAGTTTGAAGGATATGGCAAATAAGTATTGGAAAAAGCGTAGTTATATTTTTCAAGGCTTTGTTCGTCAAAATCCAATGGGTGATGACAAGACTCCTGCGAATCCAATTCGTAGATTTATTATCAGCCCACAAATTTTTACAATCATTAAATCAAGTTTGATGGATCCAGAAATACTTGAACTACCTACTGACTATGTTCGTGGTCTTGATTTTCGTGTTACGAAAACAAGCAAAGGTGGTTATGCTGATTACAGCACAAGTACATGGAGTCGCCGTGAGTCTCCGTTAACAGAAGCAGAACAAGAAGCTATTGCAGCACATGGTCTTTTTAATCTTGCAGATTTTCTTCCTAAGAAACCTAGTGAAGCAGAATTGCGCATCATTAAAGAAATGTTTGAGGCAAGTGTAGATGGTCGTCCATATGACCCAGAACGTTGGGGCGCATACTATCGCCCTTACGGAGTTGATGTACCAGCAGGTGCAAAGGTGGAAGAACAGACAACAGCAGTTCAAGCTACTGCTGCCACAACCGCACCCATAGCCGACACAGCACCTTGGGATGACGAACCAGAAACAGCATCACAACCTGTCAAAGTTCCAACAACACCAACAAGCGATAAAGCACAAGACATTCTAGCAATGATTCGTGCAAGGCAAAATAAAGCTGCCTAACTAAATAGGTATTGGAAGGGAACGCAACCGTTCCCTTCCATAGGAGAATAATTATGACACTACCCGACGAAAGATACCTAGCCATAAAGCAAGGAAAAAAGTTGCTTGAAGAACTTTGTGATCCAGGTAAAACACCTAGAGTTCCTAGTATTGTTAGAGATCGGGCAAGAGCAGCACTAAGACATTTCCCAAATGATTGGGATATTGATGTTATTGCAGAACGTTGCCCTGAAATCATTGACAAAAAAATGAATGGCGTGTATCGTATTACAAAATAATAGGAGACTATTTTGGTTAAACCATTTGATGTTAGTAAATTTAGAAAAGAAATAACTAAGTCCATTGATGGACTTAGTATAGGTTTTAATGATCCGACCGACTGGATCAGTACAGGAAATTATGCACTCAATTATCTTATTAGTGGTGATTTTAGCAAAGGCGTTCCTCTTGGTAAGGTCACTGTATTTGCTGGAGAAAGTGGTTCCGGCAAAAGTTATATCTGTTCTGGCAACTTGGTACGCCATGCTCAAGAACAAGGTATATTCGTTGTACTCATTGATTCAGAAAACGCACTGGATGAAGATTGGCTCAAAGCGTTAGGTGTTGATACCGCAGAAGATAAATTGTTGAAATTAAACATGGCTATGATTGATGATGTAGCCAAAACTGTTAGCAAATTTGTTGCCGATTATAAAACACTATCGCCAGAAGATAGGCCTAAGGTTTTATTTGTGTTAGACAGTCTTGGTATGTTGTTGACACCAACTGATGTTAATCAATTTGATGCAGGTGATTTAAAAGGTGATATGGGTCGTAAGCCTAAGGCACTGACTGCACTAGTTCGTAATTGTGTTAATATGTTCGGTGCATTGAATATTGGTATGGTAGCAACTAATCATACGTATGCGTCACAAGATATGTTTGACCCAGATGATAAAATCAGTGGTGGTCAAGGCTTTGTTTATGCATCAAGTATTGTTGTTGCAATGAAAAAACTGAAACTCAAAGAAGATGAAGATGGTAACAAAGTAACTGAAGTGAATGGTATTCGTGCTGCATGTAAGATTATGAAAACACGTTATGCTAAACCATTTGAATCACTTCAAATTAAAATTCCTTATTCAACAGGCATGAATCCATATTCAGGATTACTTGATTTATTTGAAAAACACGGCATGCTTACTAAAGAAGGTAATCGTCTTGCATATACAACTAACGACGGTGAAGTTATTAAAATGTTCCGTAAAGGTTGGGAATCAAATGAAGATGGTTGTTTAGATAAAGTAATGGCTGAGTTTAGCAAAAATCAAACAAACAAGCTAAGTACTGTTGCTGATGTTGAGGAGGAAGCAGCATGACGAGTTTAGATACAATACAAGAAGTTTGGGAAGCATTGCGTATGCATATTGACCTAAGCGAAAGAAAAGAAGCAGCAGAAACACTAGTTAGTTATTTGATGGAAAATAATTATGAAGCTAGTGAAATTAAAGAGGAATTCAGAGGTGATAAAGATATTGCCAAAGCATTACTCTTTCTTGACGACCATAATCTACATGATGAGGAAGAAGATGATTATGATGATTATGATTATGACGATGACCGTTATTAAATAGGACACACATGACTTGGTACACCAAAGTTTCAACTGATTTATCATCTATCCCTGATTTTATTGCTCATTATGATGCTGAACTACTACAGGCAAAAAATGATGTAAAGATTTATGGTAACTTAGAAAAGAATATTTCAGCACTTCCGGGTATCACTGAACACCGTTTCAATCAACTGCAAGAGATTGAAGCGGTGCTTAATTACCTAAATATTAGATTACGGAAAATTCGCCGAACTCATTTTCAAAAATATTTAGAAGCGTATAATAGAGTCTTAACTAGCCGTGATGCAGAAAAGTATGTAGACGGTGAAGAAGAAGTTATTGATTTTGAAACTATAATCAACGAGGTAGCATTACTACGCAATCGTTGGTTAGGTGTACTTAAGGGTCTTGATGCTAAACAATGGCAGATGGGACATATCGTTAGACTTAGAACTGCTGGAATGGAAGATGTAACACTATGAGTTATTCATATCAAGGTAAAGGTTTGTTACAAGTTACAGGTAGAACTGGTGGATATAATATATCTTCATTAGATGATCTATTTAATGAAGTAATGCCTCCAGCTGAACGGTTAGTTGATCACAGTATCGATTCGTTAATAACGAGTTGTAAGAATTATCGTGTAAGGCAAACTTTAGACCATGAAAAGTATTATAGTATTACGGATGCTGATAGACAAATGGCTAATGATATCCGTGACTATTACAGTAAGAAACTAATGTTGCGCACTCTTAAGGGTAAGCCAATGAGTAAGTTTAGACAAGATTTGTCTACTTATTTAACAAACGGATATACTACAAGGTATCCAGAAAAGTATGAAGGTATGATTTATCGTTTGCCTGAATTCTATGCATATGATCAGGAAATTGATAAGTTACGAGTAGATTCCAATAACACAGAGCAACAAACTGGAATTGGAGTTCGTACACTTACTCCAGTTAAAAAATTAGTATCTACTAATAAATCTAATACTGTGTTTCATTATTGGTTTCATGACTCCAAAAAGCATTTATATAAAATGTACGTCAACAAAGATAACGAATTACAGCCGTTATTTGATGGCGTCTTTGAAAAAGACGAATTAATAGTTAACGCACGTTTCGTACCCAACACACAAGATGATTTACATTTTAGCAACATTAAGAACTTTAAGTTGCTAAATTTGTAACATTTGACAATAAACCCGTTTGGCTATATAATAGCTTCATTAACTTGATGAGGAGCTTATATGAAAACCCCAACTACGAAATCAGCACGAAATCTTATCAAACTTGCATGTGAAATAAACAATTGCGATTTTTACAATTCTTGGTCTGACAAGACTAGCAAACTAGACCCGAATCGTCGTAGTGTTAGCTTTATGATACAAGAATCAAAAGCTTTTGCAGTTTTGACAACACTATTTGAAATCTATAGAGATTTAGGTTATAATAGCCCGATCAAAATTACGCAAAGCGAATCATGTTTTTCTACCCGTTCAGGTGGTTGCACATATATTCGTGCTATTGCGACACTTGACAAATAATCTTGATTTGTGTATAATAACGGTTCAATGATAATTAGGAGCTATAAATGAGTACGATTCTTGTCAAGTTCGGTGAATATCGTAACAAGCCCGTAATCAATCAAGAATTCACACTTGTCAAAGATTTTCAGACAGGTAAAAAAGGTAATTATGTAACAGTAAAAAATGACGGTCAATTTGACATTGCAATTGATGTTGTCAAAGTGAAAGTCAATTCTATTAACGATATTACATTTGTAGACGGAGAGCCTAAATTGACAGAAAACGCAATTGCTTTTAAAGCAAAAGAAGTAAAACAAGTAGAAACTGACGAAGAAGCAATGGATCGCATTGCTACCCGCTTTGCTGTACTTGATGAAATGACTAAGGCAGCAATCAATAGTGATATTCGGGCAATGATTGTATCAGGCCCCCCAGGTGTCGGCAAGAGTTTCGGCGTTGAAACTCAACTAGAAAAGGCAAGCATGTTTGACAAGCTTGCTGGCAAACGT